ATGATCGAAGATGCTACAGTCATCTATCGTATTTCAAGAGCACCAGAACGCAGAATTTTCTACATCGACGTTGGTAATCTACCAAAGTTAAAGGCAGAACAATATCTTCGTGATATCATGGTAAAATACAAGAATAAACTTGTATATGATGCTAACACAGGTGAAGTTCGTGATGATCGTAAGTTTATGTCAATGATGGAAGATTTCTGGTTACCCCGGAGAGAAGGTGGCAAAGGCACAGAAATCTCCACTCTACCAGGCGGACAAAACCTAGGTGAACTAGAGGATGTAAAGTATTTTGAGCGTAAACTATACAAATCACTCAATGTTCCTATTTCCAGACTTGAACCTAATCAAGGATTCTCAATTGGTCGTGTCGCAGAAGTCACCAGGGACGAATTAAAGTTCTCCAAGTTCGTAGATAGACTACGCAACAAATTCTCTGATGTGTTCGACCAGGCATTGCGGGTACAATGTGTACTCAAAGGTATTTGTACCGCAGATGAATGGGATGACTTTAAAGAACATGTGTACTTTGATTTCATTCAAGACAACAACTTCACAGAGTTAAAAGACGCCGAATTGATGAAAGAAAGGCTCGATCTTTTAGGTGCTGTCGATCCTTACACCGGCCGTTATTACTCACAAGCATGGATTCAACGTAACGTTCTTCGTATGACAGATGATGAAATTGAAGAAATGCAGAAAGAAATTGATATGGAAAAAGAAGCAGGCCTTGGAATACCTGTTGAAGTTACTAATCAGGTAGCGTCACAACAAATGGTGGGCGACATTGAAGCTGAACAACAAGCTGGCATGGCACAACATCAAGCCGGACTGGATGCCCAATTAGCTAAGGCCGAATCTGGACAAATTACAAAAAGTAAAAATCCAGTAGCAACAAAGAAAAAGGATGATCGTCCAAGTAAGATAGATTATCCAAACCCACAGTTTGAAGACCAAGAGTCTGGTACGTTCATTAAACTGAAACAATTACTATAAATAATCTTATTTGGAGATAAAAATGTCTGGAACAAGAACCATTATTGATTTTGCAGTCGGTGATCAAGGAAAAGAAATGCGTGATGCTCTGTATGCAGAAATTCACGACCGGGTAATGTCACACATCGAAGACAAGAAAAAGGAAATTGCACAAGGCATCTTTGCAAATGAAGAAGTTGTGTCTGAAGCACATGACGATGAAGAAGATGATAAGAAACTTGTCAAAAAGATGGTTAAAAAAGACTGCCTAACTAAAGAAGGTATTGAAGATACTGAAGATGAATATGACGAAGAATATGATGATGAGGAAGATGAAGAAGATTATGAATGGGATGATGAACTTGCAGAAGAACTTTCACAGTATACTGTAGAAGAAATCCAAGAATTCATGCAAACTGAAGATTTTGAACAATTGGACGAACTTTCTAAATCAACTATGGGAAGTTATTTACAAAAGGCATTGAGCCAAAAGATGAGTGGAAGTGGAAAAAAAGATAGACTTCCTGGTATGCAGAAAGCATACAAAAATATAGCATACAGAAAGACAACAACAAAATAATGAAATCCTTCAAGGAATTTAAATCAAATATTGTGGAGGCCAAGGATAAAAGCTTGGATCCTCCCAATATTTTGATTATGCGTAGACAATCCATAAGGATGTATCCCAATCAACAAAGGGTTGCTTTGTACTTTGTGGATAAAATAAATAAATATATTACTGTTCCATATACTGCTTCACAATGGTCTTCTTCGGGACCGCCAGTAGAGGAAGAATTTCAACCAGAAGAAGAAATTAAGGATTAAAAATGGCAAACAAATTCACTTATCAAGTATTGAGAGATACTGTAACTGATACCGTTATTAAATTAACCGGTACTTTTGACGGAACTTCTGGTAATGAATCAAATAATTCAAGAATTCAAGCAAACACTTTATATGGTGCTTTAGATGCCAACGGCGTACCATTGAGAAGCTCATTAAGTGTTAGTAATACTGCACTCGGTTATTATGATCTTCAGCTAACTGGATTGAAGTATTATGTAAACTTCGCTCAAGCTGCGCCATTAGGATCAGTTGAAGTTTTTTGGAATGGGGCCGGCGCTACTCCGGCCGCTCAATATGCAAATTCATCAACCATTTTCCATCTAAACTCACAAGGTGAATTTGGTTTAGGTGAACAACTACCTTCAATTCTAAACAATTCTGGAAACACAATTATTGGGGCTGCAAGTATAGGAAACGGAGACATGGGTGTATATACCTATGGTGCAACAGCTAATGCAGCATATACTTTGATTATTTCTTTCCGTAAAAATAACGCTCAATATCAACGTGGTCAATTCAACGATCCGGCGGCATTCAATTTCGGCCCATACAGCACAAGACCATAAGAGTTACAATAATGAAACTTATCACAGAACTTACAGAATCCGTACAATATATTACGGAAGAAAAAGATGGGAAAAAGACCCTCTTCATAGAAGGTCCATTTCTAGTTTCCGAAAAACAAAATCGTAACGGCCGCATGTACAAAGAAGAGACCATGCGTAAAGAAGTTAACCGTTATGCGGAAGAATATATAAATAAAAACCGTGCCTTTGGTGAACTTGGACATCCAGATACACCATCAATCAATCTAGATAGAGTGTCACACTTAATTGTGTCTCTTCGTCAAGAGGGAACCGATTGGATAGGCAAAGCTAAAATTCTTGACACACCAATGGGTCAGATTGCAAGAAACCTTATCGAAGGTGGTGCTCAATTAGGAGTATCTTCTAGAGGTATGGGATCTCTTAAAAATGTCAATGGTGTTAATATAGTTCAAGATGACTTCTATCTAGCCACAGCGGCGGATATTGTAGCAGATCCTTCTGCTCCTGGCGCCTTTGTGCAAGGGATCATGGAAGGTAAAGAATGGATGTTAGTAAATGGTGTTTGGACCGAAATGCATTATGAAGCGGCTCGTAAGGAATTACGTCAAGCTTCTCGCAATGAAATTGAAGCAGTAGGTCTAAAAATCTTCGAAAACTTCATTAGAAAACTATAAAATATAAATATCCAGTATAAAAATCAAGGAGATTTTCAAAAATGGGAAATTTTAATCTTACTGAAGCCGCTAAAGAAATTTTAGATGCTAACGTATCCGCTAAAAGAGGCGGTCAACAACATGGAGTCGGCGATACTGCACTAAAGGCTGATGTGGCTTATGGTTCAAAATCAGCTGGTATGATCGGTCAATCACCAGAAAAATCAACAGACGAATTACCCGATTACTTAAAGGGTGTTCCTTCTGCTACTCCTCCGGGTGCTACTCCTCCAGTCGGTTCTGAAAAAGACGGCGTTGGTGCAACTAAGCCAGAAGGACAACCACAGGAAACTCAAGGACGTACCGATTTGAGATACGTTAAGAAGCCAGACGCAGAAGATTATGAAAACATTCGTGACCGTGTAAAGTATTCTGCACCAGGACAAACTTTTGAAAAGAATCCAGGAGCTACTTTCCAGAATTACGGTGAAGATATTGAAGCAATGCTTTCTGGTGAAAACCTTTCGGAAGAATTTAAAGAAAAGGCAACAATGATTTTCGAAGCGGCTGTAACAGCTCGTGCAGAAGAAGTTATTGTTTCTATTCAACAAGACATGCAGGAACAATTTGAAATCGCAGTTGAAGAAATCAAAGAAGAACTTGCAGAAAAGGTTGATGGTTATCTAGATTATATGGTTGAAGAATGGATCAAAGAAAATGAACTTGCAATTGATTCGGGCCTAAAGGCTGAAATTGTTGAAGATTTCATTTCTGGTTTACACAACCTATTCAAAGAACATTACATTAACATTCCTGATGAAAAAGTTGATGTTGTTGAAGAATTGACAAATAAAGTTGAAGAATTAGAAGATTCACTCAATGAACAGATCAAAGATGCCGTTGAACTCCGTAAAGAGTTACACGAACACAAAAAATTTGAGGCTATTTACGCAGCATGTGAAGGCCTGACGCAGACCCAAGTAGAAAAGATGAAGTCACTTGCAGAAGGTGTAGAATTTACTACTGAGGAAGAATTTGCAGACAAACTAGAAACATTCAAAGAATCTTATTTTAAGTCGGATGTTAAAGGTGCTGACAAATCTGCTCTAGACGATGAAGTACAAATCGTAGAAGAAAAGAAACCGATTGCTGGTAGCACAGACGCAGAAATGAATGTCTATGCAAAGGCTATCTCACAAACTCTGATTAAATAAATAATAATTTTAACAGATACTAATAAGGAGATAATTAGATGTATCTAACAGAAGAACTTCAGAAAAAATGGCAGCCAATTCTGGAACATCCAGAACTAGAAACCATTAAGGACCCATACAAGAAAGCGGTTACCGCACTTGTATTGGAAAATCAACAAGCGGCTCTAAAAGAATCTCGTCAGATGCTGAACGAAGTTTCTGATCAGGGTCCGACTAACGTTGCTGGCGGCGTATCAAACTTCGATCCAATTTTGATCTCTCTTGTTCGCCGTGCATTACCTAATCTGATTGCGTATGACGTTGCTGGCGTTCAGCCAATGACTGGTCCTACCGGTTTGATCTTCGCAATGCGTGCTCGTTATCAGAACCAAACTGGTACAGAAGCTTTCTACAACGAAGCTAATACTGTATTCTCTGGTCGTACTGACGCTAACAACCCATATGGTTTCCAAGGTACTGTTGCAACCGATACCGCTAACAGCGCTATCTCCAATATCTCTGGTGCGAATACTGTATTCTCAACTGGTATTGGTATTTCAACTGCTAACGCTGAAATTTTGGGTTCTGACGCATCAGCTCAAGGTTTTGCAGAAATGGCATTCAGCATTGAAAAGGTTACTGTAACCGCTCAAAGCCGTGCATTGAAGGCAGAATACTCTCTTGAACTTGCTCAAGACCTTAAAGCTATTCATGGTCTGGATGCTGAAACTGAACTTTCTAACATCCTTTCTACTGAAATCCTTGCTGAAATCAACCGTGAAGTTATTCGTACTATCTACACTTGTGCTGTCGCAGGTGCTCAGTATGGTACTACAACTGCTGGTTACTTCGACCTTGACACCGACTCTAACGGTCGTTGGTCAGTTGAACGTTTCAAGGGTCTTATTTTCCAGATCGAACGTGATGCTAACGTAATCGCTAAGCAGACTCGTCGTGGTAAGGGTAATGTTCTTATCGTATCTTCTGACGTTGCATCTGCAATGGCAATGGCTGGTGTTCTTTCTTACACACCTGCTCTGTCTGCTGATCTACAGGTAGACGATACTGGTAACACCTTCGCTGGTATGTTACACGGCCGTATTAAGGTCTACATCGACCCATATTTCGGTGGTTATACTTCTAACCAGGAACTTGTTACAATCGGTTATAAGGGTTCTTCTCCTTATGATGCTGGTCTTTTCTACTGCCCATACGTTCCTCTACAGATGGTTCGTGCAGTTGACCAGTTCACTTTCCAACCAAAGATTGGATTCAAGACTCGTTACGGAATGGTTGCAAACCCATTCGCACAGGGACCAACCATCCCAGCAAGCTTGAACCAAACTCTGCAGCCACGCACCAACGTGTACTACAGAATCTTCGGTGTAAAGAACCTTATGTAATGATAAAATCCCCATTAAGAGGGAGTTTAGAGAGGCACTTCGGTGCCTCTTTTTTTGTCTTCTAAATAGTGGATTATAGGAGATAATCATGACTGTTTTAACTCGTACACCACAGAACACAAATTTACTACAACCTACAAAGTTTTTATTAACTTTCACTAGGATTCCAGATGTTCAGTATTTCTGTCAAGAGGTGAACATTCCTGGTGCAACTATGCCTGAAGCACAAATTCAATCACCTTTCCACAATTACACCATAGCTGGTTTAAATATTCAGTATAATTTATTGAATATTGGATTCTTAGTTGATGAATCTTTGCGTTCTTGGAGAAATATCTACAATTGGTTTCTTGCAATTTCTTCACCGGTAGGTTTTGAAGAAAGAAATAGATATCAGATGATACAAAATGGAGGAGTTTTACCTAACTTTCCAAGTTATTCTGATGCAATTTTAACCATCATGTCCAATCTAAACAACCCAATAGCACGGGTTCAATTTTACAATGCTTTTCCAACTTCTCTTTCTGATATATCATTTGACACTAAATCATCGGCAGATCACATTATTACTGCTGATGCTTCGTTCAATTATGAATATTTCGAATTTTTAGACCCTTGAATTATATTATAAATTGTGATATAATTCAGATTTAACTTATTATTATTTTATTATGGACGAAATACAAAAATTACTAGAACACTGGAAAAAAGATTCCATTGTAGATCAAACAGAACCAAGTAAGGAACTGTTAAAGATTCCTTTACTTCATAGTAAGTATCTTGAAATGCTTATCGAATATAAGATGCAAGTCAAGAAGCTTCAATTCGATTATCAAAAGATGAAAAAATTGAAGTGGGAATATTACACCGGCAAATTAGATCAAGACGATCTAGAAAAATATGGATGGGAACCTTTCCCATTTACCCTCAAATCTGACATATCTACATACTTAGAAGCTGATCAAGATTTAGTCAATATTCTAAAAAAGAAATGCGTTTATGATGAATGTGTTTCTGCGGTCGAATCAATTATGTCAGAACTCAAAAGTAGAACTTTCCAATTAAGAGATTATATTGGTTGGGAGAAATTTATCGGCGGACAATAAAAGGAGAATGAAATGTTTGATGAAAATGGTTTTTATGCCAGTATAATACCACTAATCGATAGAATTAAAGATTTGGGTAATGATATTGTTGGTTGTGAAATTGGTGTATGTGAAGGATGTAGCTTGAAGTATACATTAGAAAATGCCGATATCAAAATTATACATGCTATCGATCCATATGTGGATTTTCAAGATTTTTATGGTCGAATTGAACAAGACGTATTAGATAATTTTAAACAGAAATTTGAAGATATTCAGAATGGTTTTGAAAACAAAATCAACTTTATCCAAAAATATTCAGACGATGCAAAAGATGACATTGAAGATGATTCTTTAGATTATATTTTTATTGATGGTAATCATAGTTATGATTTTGTTTGTAGAGATATGCAGAATTATTATTCTAAAGTTAAATCTGGAGGCCTATTTGCTGGTCATGACTGGGATGTTTCGGATGTACAAAAGGCCGTAAAAGAGTTTATGGAAGCAAATAATATTCCAGAAGAAAAACTACAAATAGATCAAGATAAAATAAGGCCTTGGTCATATTGTTGGTCATGGATAAAATGACAGATATAATTGTATCAAAATACAATGAGGTTTATGCAAAGGTAAATTGCGAACGATATATTCTGAAAGAAATGTCAGAATATTTTACGTTTTATGTGCCTGGTTACAAATTCACACCAGCCTTCAGGGATAGAATTTGGGATGGAAAAATAAGACTCCTCAATTTGAGTACTGGATTAATATATCTCGGTCTACTCAGTTACATCGAAGAGTTTTGTGATGATAGAGAGTATTCATTAGACTATTCAAATGATTTGGATGTAGAAGATGAATTTTCAGTTTATCATGCTCAAAAGTTTATCGAAACATTGAATCTACATGCTTTTGGTAAAGCAATAAAACCTAGAGATTACCAGATTGATGCATTTGTTCATGCAATGCAAAGAAAGAGAACTTTACTTCTTTCTCCTACTGCTTCGGGTAAATCACTCATCATTTATATGTTGTTCAGGCAACTATTGGACTATCAAGGATTAAAAGGTCTAATAGTTGTTCCTACAACACAACTTGTAGAACAGTTATTTTCCGATTTTGTTGATTATTCTTCTGAGACAGATTTTAATGTAAATGATAACGTACATAGAATCTATCAAGGCAAAGATAAAAATACAGAAAAGAAATTAACAATCTCTACCTGGCAATCCATTTATAAGATGCCAAAGGAATACTTTGATCAATTCGACTTTGTTATTGGTGATGAGGCTCATGGTTTCAAGGCACAATCCCTAACAACAATATTAACGTCTGCAACAAAGACAAAATATCGAATAGGTCTTACAGGCACATTGGATGGAACCAAAACACATAAATTGGTTTTGGAAGGTCTTTTTGGTCCCGTAAAAAAAGTCATTACAACCAAAGAGCTCATTGATGATGGTTCGGTAGCTGATCTTGATATCAAATGTCTGGTGTTAAAACATCCAGATGATGTGTGTGAAAAGATGAATAAGTCATCTTATAAAGACGAAATAAAGTATCTCATTGAATGTGAATCTAGGAATAAATTCATTAAAAATCTTGCAGTTAGCTTAAAGAAAAACACTTTAATACTGTACTATATGGTTGATAAACATGGTAAAGTCCTGTATAATATGATACAGAATACTGAGAATCTTGGCAATAGAAAAGTATTCTTTGTTCATGGAGGAACAGAAACAGAAGATAGAGAAGAAATTAGAAGGATTATGGAGGAAGAAGATGACGCTATTGTTGTGGCTTCTTATGGTACTTTTTCTACTGGAATCAATATTCGTAATCTACACAACGTTATATTCGCATTTCCGTACAAAGCGAGAATCAAAATATTACAGTCCATTGGTAGAGGACTTAGAAAAGGTGAAGAAAAAGTAAAAGCAGTATTATATGATATTGCTGATGATATTCGATATAAAAAATATATGAATCACACTTTAAAACATTTTGTTGAAAGAGTGAAAACATATACTGATGAAAAATTCAACTTCAAAATCTACAAAATAGGTTTAAAACATGGACGAACAGATTAAGATTTTAAGACTTTCTACTGGTGAAGATATCATTTGTAGTTTTCATAAAATATCTATAGACAGTTACCTTGTTGAAGATCCTATGTTGTTGATTGTGAAATTTAAAGGAAGAGATTCTTCCGTATTAATGGAACATTGGTTACCAATTGAAGTGATCAAACATAATAGCATTCTAATCAATCCTCGTGACGTAATTACTATGTTTGATCCTAAAGATAGCTTAGCTGAATATTATCAGAATCTCATCATGAAGCTTCATAAAGCAATTGAAAGGAAAAATCAATTAGAAAACATGGAAAATCTAGATGAAATGATTGATATCATGGAAGCAATTGAAGAGTCTCAAGGACAAATACTTCATTGATCATCAACAGAGGACATACCTATTGTAACAATTTGGCAACCACCTTGTCAAGCATTATTTTATGAGAGATATAAATGACTGAAACTAAAAGAAAAAAAGAATATGTAAACAACGGAGACTTCTTGGCAGCCCTCGAGGATTACAAGCAACTAAAGAAGAAATCGATAGAAAACGACCTTCCTCCACCAAAGATTCCCAATTACATTGGTGAATGTTTCTTGAAGATTGCAGAAGGACTGTCACACAAACCCAACTTCATCAATTACACTTTCCGGGATGAAATGATTGCAGATGGTTATGAAAACTGCCTCATGTACTTTGAAAATTTTGATCCTGCAAAGAGTAAGAATCCTTTTGCATACTTCACACAAGTCATTTGGTACGCATTCCTAAGACGAATACAGAAAGAAAAGAAACAAATGTATGTCAAGTATAAAGCCACAGAACAGATGGGGATTCTTGATGAATATGAGTTGATGGAATTGGAAGAGAATGGTGGACCAAGACAATTTGAATTATATGATAATTTGTCAGAATTTATCGAAACATACGAAGAAAATAAAAAAGCAAAAAAGATAATTAAAAAAAACAGAGGGCTTGAATTGTTCTTTGAAGAGTGATATAATAATCATTTTGAAGACCCAAATGATATAAATAATTCATTTAGGAGACAGAAAAGTTGTTTATAGATAACAAATATAAAAAATGGTATTTTTCTATTATAGAAAGTTCTAAACAGAAAAATCATATAATTTATGAAAAACATCATATAATACCTAAATCTTTGGGTGGAAGCGATGATATTGACAACTTAGTAAAACTCTCTTTACGAGATCATTATGTGTGTCATCTCCTTTTAACAAAAATGACGGAGGGAGATATGCAACACAAAATGTTATATGCTCTTCATAGGATGTGTTTTTCTGGTAAGTATGGAAATGGTTCAAGATTATATGAAACCTTCAGAGAAAAATTTCTTTCATCTTTAAAAGAATATCATCCTTCAAAGACAGATAAAAATTATGGTAAAAAAAGATCAGATTCAGTTACCGAAAGCTGGGTTGGTGTAGAAGATAGAAGAAAAAAACACGCTAAAGATATGAAGGAAAAATGGAAAAATGGTACTTTTACTAAAGAAATGGCAAGAAAGAATGGACAACATGGACTAAAAGGAAAAGAAATCCACAACACTCTTGACATTGAATATAAAGGTGTGGTATACTATGGTTGGAATGATTTATTGGAGAAAACAAAAGTGTCAAAACATTTATATAAAAAATATTACTTAAATGGTTTAGACCCAGAACCAAGAATTGGAACTGACGGTCCTATCTCAACAATCACATTAACAAATAACACAAAGGAGGGGTCTGTATGAAGATTGCTATCATTACAGACCAACATTTTCGGCGCCAGAAACGACTCTCAGTTGTTCCTGGATTTTTATGAAAAATTCTACACGGAGACTTTCTTTCCTAAGCTTGAGGAAGAAAACATCAAGACCGTATTGATTCTCGGTGATACATTTGATCGCAGAAAGTACATCAATTTCAACACACTCCAAAAAGCTAAAACTATGTTTTTTGATAAGTTGAGAGACAATGATATTGCGGTCTATATGTTAGCCGGTAATCATGACACTTATTATAAGAACACTAATGAAGTCAATTCAGTTGATCTTCTTTTAAAAGAATATGAAAACATTCTGGTCATTGATAAGCCTATGACAATTCATTTGAATTATCAGAATGATACAGATGATATTCTTATGATTCCTTGGATATGTGCCGACAACTATGAACAATGTTGTGATGAGGTTAAAAACAGTAATGCAAAACTTTGTGCCGGTCACTTCGAAATCGAAGGTTTTGCTATGTATCGTGGCCACCAATGTCAAGAGGGATTAAATCGTGGAATGTTTAGAAAGTTTGAGTATACTTTTTCTGGCCACTATCATCATAAATCTTCTGCTGACGGCATCTACTATCTTGGTAACCCGTATGAACTTACCTGGATGGATTACGGCGATCCTCGGGGGTTCCATATCTTTGATCTTGATAACCGTGACTTGGTGTTTCATCAGAATCCTAATCGAATGTTTCATCGGATAGTATATGATGATTCTCAAGAAATAGGAATTAATCCGGATGATCCAGAGTACAAAGACAAATTCTTAAAAGTTGTTGTTGTCAATAAGACAAATCCATATTATTTTGATCGTTTCATTGATACTTTGTACTCTCATAATCCTGCCGATCTTAAAATTGTAGAAGATTTTTCGGATCTAAATGAAGGAATTGATGATGAAATTGTAAATCAGGCAGAAGACACTTTAACTATACTTAACAAATATATTGACTCAATACCACAAGAGAATATAGACAACTCTAAATTAAAGAATATTTTTCGTGAACTCTATATTGAAGCATTAAACACAGACTAATTATGGTAACTTTTCATGAAATACGTTGGAAAAACTTTCTATCAACTGGTAACAACTGGACTAGCATACGTCTGGATCGTAGTAACAATACTCTTATTGTTGGCACTAACGGTGCTGGCAAGTCCACTTTACTTGATGCTCTCTGCTTTGTCCTATTTGGAAAGCCGTTTCGTAAAATTAATAAACCGCAACTAATCAATTCAATCAATCAAAAAGATTGTTTGGTTGAGGTTGAGTTTTCTGTAGGACAGAAACTTTATAAGATTGTTCGTGGTATCAAACCGAATGTCTTTGAGGTCTACTGTAATAATGAGTTGATCAATCAAAATGCAAAGAACACAGATTATCAAGATATTCTTGAAAAAAGTATTCTCAAGAGTAATTTTAAATCTTTCACACAAGTCGTTATACTTGGCTCTGCTTCTTTCGTACCTTTTATGCAATTATCTGCCGCTGATCGGAGAAATATCATTGAAGAGTTACTCGACATTCAGATTTTTTCCTCTATGAATAAACTTGTCAAGGATAAACTTGACAAGATTAAAGATGAAATCAAAGATAACAAGTATGCTATGGATTTGACTGCTGAAAAGATTAAAATTCAAAAGCAGAATATCGAAGAACATAGGAAACACAACGATGAGGAAATTGAGAGAAAGAAAAGTGAGATTGCGACTAGCGAATCACAATCGATGCAACTTCAAAACGATGTTGATCTTATACAGAAACATGTTGCGGTTCTCACCAAAAAAGTTGAGGATGAAAGTAAGGTTCGTTCAAAGAATAAACAGATTCTCCAGATGGAATCAAAAATACAGTCGAACATATCCAAGATTACTAAGGACATTGATTTTCTCCAGAACAACGAAGTCTGTCACACTTGCAACCAACCAATCGATAAAGAATTCGCTCAAGAAAAAATTACCGAACGTGAGGCCAAAAAGAAAGAGATACAGACTGGGTTGGAGAAGCTTGCAGAAGAGATGGAGAAAACGAACCGGAGGATATCAGATATAAATGATATCAACGTTGATATTGTTAAACACATGAATATGGTTACAGAACATAATGCAACTATTCGCGGAATTAACACTTATATCAGTAAGTTACAAAAAGAAATCGAGTCTCTTCTAGAAAGAAAAGGAAACATCATTGATGAAAATGAAAAACTTTCAGAACTGAAATCAGAATTGAAAGAGTTGTTGTCATTGAGAGAAACTATTGTAAATCAAAAACAGTATTATGAATATGCAAGTACATTGTTGAAAGATACTGGTATCAAAACCAAGATTATCAAACAATATTTGCCGATCATGAATAAGTTGGTGAATAAGTATTTAAGTGCATTAGATTTCTTTGTTAATTTTGAGATCGATGAAAATTTCAATGAATCAATTAAGTCTAGACACCGTGATGAATTCAGTTATGCAAACTTCTCAGAAGGAGAAAAACAAAAGATTGATTTGGCACTACTTTTTACTTGGAGACAAGTAGCAAAATTAAAGAACAGTATCAGTACCAATCTTCTTATTCTTGATGAAGTTTTTGATTCTTCGCTAGATTCAAATTCAGTAGAAATGTTGATGGGACTAATTCATGAATTCTCTGATGATACCAATGTATTTGTTATCAGTCACAAAGGAGATCAATTGTTCGATAAGTTCAGATCGATCATTAAATTTGAAAAGAAAGGTAATTTTAGTAGGATGGTATAATGAGCGAAATAATTAAGTTTAATACAGAAGAGGCTGCAAAAGGATTAGGATATGTAAAAGATATTCCAATCTTTAATTTGGTGGATGAAAATGATCTTATTCTTCGACAGGTTCTTCCTGATTTTAATTTTGATTCTCCACCTGTAAACCCAAATGAATTTGCTTCAACACTTGTTGAAACTTGCAAAAAGAAGAATGGGTTTGGATTATCAGCGAATCAATGTGGTTTTGAACATCGTGTTTTTGTGATGGGTGGTGAAGATGAGTTTGTCGCTTTCTTTAATCCAAAAATCTTGTCACATTCTGATGATGAGGTTTTGATGACAGAAGGTTGCCTATCATTTCCTATGTTAGGATTGAAGATTTCTCGACCATCTGAAGTCTATGTTGAATATTATGACTTTACTGGAAATAAAAAAGAAGCTAAATTTACAGGACTTTCAGCAAGAATTTTTCAACATGAGCTTGACCATTTGAACGGATTGTGTTATACTGAACGTTCAAAACCAATGGCATTAAAGATGGGTATGAAAAAGCGAGGAAAGTTTAATAAACTCGTTCAACGATATGAAACTGCACAGAAAAAAATTGACTCTAAATTAAAATAATGGCTACACCGATTGAATTTGTAGATGAACAATGGAAGATTTGGCAGGAAAATAATCCTGCCGAGTCTTTTGGTCATGTTGATACCGAAGAATTAAAAGAAATCTTAATTAAAGATTTGTCATATGCATCCAAAATGGATGTTCGTGAATATACTTTATACCAAAAGTGGTGTGAAGTTCAAGAAAAGTTTCCCACAAAAGACGTAAGTACCTTATTTGGTAATGAACGTCAACTGATTGATTCGAATCAAAAGAAATTAATCGATACTGTCAAGAAAAACTTCTGGATGCCAGAGTCCCCGGATGATTACCTTAATCTAAAGCCAACTATGGTTTTACACAATGGTGATCTCGCTGAAACTTGGAATGCAGTAAGAACTTTTTCTTCTACGATGAAGAACAACTCAAATATTGGTCGTAATCTGTTTTATATTCTTACAGATGAAATTACTAATAAATATTTGGGAGTCATTTGCATTTCTTCTGATTTTCTTGATCTTACTCCTAGAGATAATTCAATTGGTTGGTCTAGGGATGTAAAGACTCAACAAGGTATGATTAATCATACAGCAATTGGTTCTACAATTGTGCCACTACAACCACTCGGATTTAATTATATGGGTGGTAAACTATTGGCTTTGATGTGTCTATCTGATACCGTACAAAAAGATTGGAGGGAGAGATATGGAGACGTTCTGGTTGGTGTTACAACTACTTCTCTTTATGGGAACACTAAGTCTGGTGGCCTTTCACAGTATGATGGCCTTGAACACTGGGAAAAAATGGGCTTTAGTTCCGGTTCGGTCGCATTCGAACCAACAAAACGGACGATGCGACTAGTCTTTGACTGGATTAAAGAAAATCACACAAGAAAGTATTTTGAATGGTGGGAGGCCAAGAATCAAAATGGTCTCCCTCTCAAAAGAGATCACAAAAATCGTTCACTTAATTTTGCATATTCTAAACTTGGAATACCAAAAGAATTAATTAGAACCGAACATCAGAGAGGAATATATTTTTCTCCACTATATAATAATACAAATGAATTTCTACGCAAGGAGATTGGTAATGATGAATTGATAAAATCGTTTGATACGAGTGAAGAAACTCTTGCCGATATTTGGAAAACCAAATATGCTAAAGGTAGAATTTCAATGTTGAAAAAGAAAAACAATGTATCCAAAGAATCGTTATTCTACGATGATTTGATTTTTATGTCCTGGGAAGAAACCAAAGAAAAGTATCTTGGCCAGGTTGGTCGTTAATTATTGGAGTTATTATGGAAATTTCAATTAGTAAAGAACAGTTGCAGACCAAGAGTCTATTTGTCGCAACTCCTATGTATGGTGGAATGAATCATGGCCTGTATATGAAGGCCTGCCTTGATCTACAAGCACTTTGTATGCAATATGGTGTACAAGTAAAATTTTCATTCCTTTTTAACGAATCTCTAATCACTAGAGCTAGAAATTATCTTGTAGATGAATTTATTCATCGTTCAGGATGTTCTCATCTTTTATTCATCGACTCAGACATTCATTTTGATCCAAATGATGTTATTGCGCTTCTAGCAATCGATAAGGATGTTATTGGTGGCCCTTATCCTAAGAAGGCGATTAAGTGGAGTTCTGTTAAGACCGCAGTAAAGAAGAATCCAAATATTGATGCGGGTGCTCTTGATAAGATCACCGGTGATTATGTTTTCAATCCTGTAAAAGGTACCGCACAGTTTAATGTTTCTGAACCACTTGAAGTTCTTGAAATTGGTACTGGATTCATGTTGGTTAAGCGTGAAGTATTCACCAAGATGGAAGAAGCTTATCCCATGATTCGTTATAAGCCCGATCATATTGGTCAAGCACACTTCGACGGATCACGT